GAGGTAGGTAGATGATAGGTCAGATCATAGGTGCAGTAGGTGGGCTAGCCTCATCTTACCTTGATGGTAAGGTAGCAGTACAGAAGGCTAACGCTGAAATCCGTGTTAAGCAAGCAACTGGTGAGCTTGACTGGGATATTGCTGCAATGAACAGTACCCAGAACTCTTGGAAAGACGAGTGGATTACTTTACTGTTTAGTATTCCTCTTATTCTTGCATTCTGTGGTGAATGGGGTAACTCAATTGTACAAGCTGGATTTACTGCCTTGGAAACTATGCCTACGTGGTACCAGTATTCATTAGGTGGTATTGTTAGTGCTAGCATTGGTATGAGATCAGTGTCTAAATTCTTTACAGGGAAAAAGTAATGTCTTTCAAATTGTCACAACGAAGCCTAGATAAGATGGATGGCGTAGATGAAAACCTAGTAGCTGTAGTAAAAGCCGCTATTCATAACACTAAGGTAGACTTTGGGGTTATCTATGGGTTACGTACAATAGAAGAACAAAGAAAATTAGTAGCTGCTGGTAAGTCCCAGACTATGAAGTCTAAACACCTAGAGGGCCGTGCAGTAGACCTCATGGCTTATGTGGACGGTAAGGGCGTATGGGAACTGAATGTCTATGATGACCTTTGTGACGCAATGAAAGAGGCAGCTAAGGAACTTGGTGTAGCTATCAAGTGGGGTGCAGCTTGGTCAGAAGGTGATATTAGAGACTACCCAGGCACAGCAGAAGATGCTATGATGGCATACGTAGACCTCAGACGTTCTCAAGGTAGAAGACCATTTATTGACGGTCCTCATTTTGAGTTGATGTAATTTGGTGATTAGTATTTAATTACTCAGACGTTTTTAAATACAGCGGGGGTAAATAGTGAGTCACCCATGTTCCCCCTACTTTAAAAGGCAGTAAGATGGCTATACCTGAAAGAGTTAAAACTAAGATGAAAGACGCAGGACTTAAAGGCGTCAACAAACCACAACGTCTAAATGACGACAGTGGTAAGTCTCATCATGTTATGGCTTCTGAAGGTGGTAAGTACAAATATATTAAGTTTGGTGAAAAGGGTGCATCGACTGCAGGTAAACCTAAGTCAGGTGAATCAGACAAGATGAAAAAGAAACGTGCTAGTTTTAAAGCTAGACACGCTAAGAATATTAAAAGGGGTAAGATGTCTGCAGCTTATTGGGCAGACAAGGTGAAGTGGTAATGTGGTTAGCTGTTGTATTAGTGTGCTATCAACCGGATGTTACTTCATGCCAAGTACTATCTAAAAGCAGTGAATTATTCTCCACACTGGAGTCCTGTGAAAAAGATGCAACAGTAGTTTCTAACTACGTTATGAGTCAAGGCGCTTACTCCAAGTGGGGCTGTTTTAAAATTGGCGAGTCAGCATAATGAAAAAGAAGTCTACAGTAAATGCAGCTGGTAACTATACCAAACCAACCATGCGTAAGAAACTTGTTGCCCAAGCCAAGGCGAGTTCAAAAGGTGGCAAGCCTGGACAATGGTCTGCGAGAAAAGCCCAAATGGTTGCAAAGCAATACAAAGCGAAAGGTGGAGGCTACAAGTCATGAAGGCTTCTCAAAAATCGCTTAAAAACTGGACTAAAGAAAAGTGGGGTACCAAGAGTGGTAAACCCAGCGCCAAGACTGGTGAAAGATATTTACCAAAGAAAGCAAGAGATGCATTATCTCCTGCAGAATATGCAGCTACTACCGCAGCTAAACGTAAAGGTACAGCGGCAGGCAAGCAGTTCGTAAAGCAACCGAAGAAAATCGCAGAGAAAACAGCAAAATTTAGAGCAAACGAAGGTGGACTCACAATGAAAAAAGGTTATCACAAAATGCCAGATGGCACTATGATGAAGGACTCTGACCATAAGTCTGGGTACATGGGTGGTGGTATGGCTAAAAAGAAGCCTATGAAATCCGGCTACGTACATGGTGGAAGTGTGACTAAAGCAAACTGTGGTGCTTCTATGGAACCAACGCAAGGTAAAAAGAAATGAACTTCTTAGATTATAAAGACGAACTTGAAAAGCATGGCTATGTCGTAACTGAAGAAAACGTCACAACTCGTATGGGTGACGTGCTAGCAGCCACTGACCCCTATGGTCAGATGTGGTGTGTAGATTCTAAGGTTGATGAAATTCTTACAACAAAGAGAGTCCGTGCCCGTACTGACAAAGGACACTTTGTAAAGGATGATCCAAGTACACCTGAAAATGAAGCCTGGACTACCAAGGCAGTTAAAAAAGTAACTAAGTCAAAAGGAAAGAAGTAATGGCTGTTGCACTTCGTACATATCTTAATAATCAGATTAAGTCTAAAGGTTCAACCCTAGCTAAAGAAAAAGCTAAGGCTGGAAAATATAAAAGTATTGCAGCTGCTAAGAAAGCTGGAGCACTGTACTACACCGATAAGAATGGTAAGGTAATGGCTGCAGTCTACGCAGAAGACCTCAAGAAGGCTCCAGCAAAAGCAGCAGCACCTAAGAAATCTTTGCGGCCCAAAGCTAGACCTACACCTGATCCAGACAAGATAGAAGTTAAAAACCTTGTTAAAGGTGGTCGTGGAGACGGTCGTGCTGAAACTAAAAAAAGACAAATAGCAGAAATCGCTAGAAAGCAAAATGCAAACCCTAGCTACAAAAGATTTCAAAACATGACAAATGAAGAAAAGAAAGCTGCGGGTCTTCCTATTTCTATGGGTAAAACTGAAGAAAGTTTTAATCGGTTTATGGCAGCCCGTAAAAAATCAAAGTAGGGATACATGTCTTTAATCAATCCAGGTAAACCATCACGTATGCGTTCTGTGTATGGTCACAACAGTGGCACTGCTACAGAGGTTGTATATACATGTCCTGCTAACTGTGTAGCTGAGGTTACGTTCATCCACATAGTTAATGGTGGTGGTAGTACAAACTCTGTGGATGTAGAGTGGTATGTAGCAGCTGATAACTACACGTCTCACTTTCTTTCAGGTAAGAGTTTAAATGCAGGTGATTACGTTACCTTCACAAACATTGACCTAGTACTACAGCCGGGTGACAAGATACAAAACGTACCTACTTCCGCTGGGCATATTGACAGTATCCTTACCGTAACTGAGACCTTCGTCCCAGTAGGGTAATAGCGGGGTTGCATTATTGTCTATGGTATGATATAACTATATATGTAAAACTATTCTTCATAAGCTGCTTGCAGCATAACCTATGAGGAATAAAATGTTTAACTTCGCTAAAAAAGTACTCCACTCAATCCAAGAAACTCAGCAACGCCGTGCAGATTTTTATATCCTAAAAAGTATGAGTAATAAAGAACTCAAGGATATTGGAATTACTCGTTCTGAAATTAGGCAGAGGATATATGGCTCGTAACCTAACAGAGAAACAACAAGCATTTTTAGATGCTTTGTTTGAAGAGGCTGAAGGCAACCCTGTAAAAGCGTTAAAGCTTGCAGGGTATGCCGAAGGCACGTCTTCTACTACTCTCATGTCTGCTTTAAAAGATGAAGTAGCTGAAAGAACTAAAGACTTTATCGCAACTCGTGGCCCAGCTGCAGCTTGGGCTATGATGCAAGTAATGAGATCTCCCACTGACCTGGGCAACAAAGAGAAGATGGCAGCAGCAAAAGACTTTATGGATCGTGCAGGTTTTGTTAAGACTGACAAAATTGAAGTGAAAGCAGAAAGTCCTTTATTTATTTTGCCTCCAAAAGAAAATGAAAACTAAAACTTGGAAACTACCTAAACCTGAAAAAGTAAATGGTGAATGGGAGTGGGTACCTTTAGTTAGAGTTGGAAGGTTTCTTCCATTTGGGTATAGACAAGATCCCGATGACTCTGATATACTACTTCCAATCCCAGAAGAGCTGGAGCTTTTTGAACAAGCTAAGAAACACTTAAGTCAGTACAGTTACCGTGAGGTGGCTGCTTGGTTAAGTGAAGCATCTGGTAGATATATATCTCATGTAGGTTTGTTTAAGAGGGTTAAGATTGAGCAAAAACGTAAGGCAGCAGCTTCAATCCAACGCTTCTATGCCGAAAGGTACAAAGAGGCAGCAGAAAAAGCGGAAAAGCTCGAAGCCAACAGACTCGGTAAAAGACGTCCCGTCGAAGACAGTGCCAGCCCAGGTAAAGCCTGAGCCTATTGATGTAGCTGCTGCGCAAAGAGAAATTCTTTTTGAACCTAACCCTGGGCCACAAACAGAATTTCTAGCTTCCACTGAACAGGAAGTTTTGTATGGTGGGTCAGCTGGTGGTGGCAAATCTTACGCAATGATTGCTGACCCTGTGCGGTACTTGAATAACCCAAATGCACAGATGCTTCTTGTTCGTCGTAGTACAGAAGAACTTAGAGAACTTATCTCGGTAAGTAAACAGCTATACCCCAGAGCAATACCGGGTATCAAGTTTATGGAGAGGGACAAGACTTGGGTAGCACCCAGTGGAGCTACTCTCTGGATGTCGTACCTTGATCGTGACGATGACGTTATGAGATACCAAGGTCAAGCATTTAACTGGATTGGGTTTGACGAACTTACTCAGTGGTCCACTCCATATCCCTGGAACTATATGAGGTCTCGTCTACGTACTACTAAAGCTAGTGGCCTACCACTTTACATGAGAGCTACTACTAACCCTGGAGGTCCGGGACATCAGTGGGTTAAGAAAACTTTTATTGATCCTGGTACACCAAGGAAACCTTTTTGGGCTACTGATCCTGAAACTGGTGAAACTATTGCTTGGCCTAAGGGACACACAAGAGAAGGTCAACCACTATTTAAGAGAAGATTTATTCCAGCCACACTGTTTGATAATCCTTACTTAGCCGATGATGGAATGTACGAAGCTAACTTGCTTTCGTTACCTGAACATCAAAGAAGACAACTGCTAGAAGGTGACTGGGATATTAACGAGGGCGCAGCCTTTCCAGAGTTTAACAGAAGAATACACGTAGTAGAACCCTTTGATATACCACATAGCTGGCCAAAATTTAGAGCAGCTGACTACGGTTATGGATCTTATAGTGGAATAGTCTGGATAGCAGTGGCACCTGATGAACAGCTAATTGTATATAGGGAAATGTATGTACAAAAGGTTTTAGCCACAGATCTAGCTGATATGATACTGGAGGCTGAGTCTGAAGAAAAAATTCGCTACGGAGTTCTTGACAGCTCACTCTGGCACAAACGAGGGGATACTGGACCTTCACTTGCAGAACAGATGATTGTTAAAGGTTGTAGGTGGAGACCTGCAGATAGATCTAAAGGTTCTCGTGTATCGGGTAAGAACGAAATACACAGAAGACTTCAAGTAGATGAGTTTACTGAACAACCTAGATTAGTTATTTTTAACACTTGCAAAAACCTAATCTCTCAACTACCTTCTATACCCTTGGATAAGAATAATCCAGAAGATGTAGATACTCATGCAGAAGACCACCTATACGATGCATTGCGTTATGGTGTAATGACAAGACCAAGAAGCAGCCTATTTGATTATAACCCAACATCAAGTTCTGGTTTTCAAGTAAGTGATCCAACCTTTGGCTATTAGGAAGTAACATGGAAGAAGACGAAATCTTTGAAAACGAAATGGCTATGGATTCAGCTGATTCTAGGGCTATTGAAGACACAGATAAAGATGGTTACTCTGATCCTGTAGTTGGAACTATTGTTTCTTTAGTTACAGACAGGTATTCAAAAGCATCTACTTCAAGAGAAACTGAAGAGCATCGCTGGGTAAAAGCCTATCGAAACTATCGTGGATTGTATGGTTCTGATGTACAGTTTACTTCTACAGAAAAGTCTCAGGTCTTTGTTAAAGTTACTAAAACAAAAGTACTTGCTGCATACGGTCAGATTGTAGAAGTACTATTTGGTAATACAAAGTTTCCTATTTCTATTGACCCCACTACTTTACCTGAAGGTGTTGCAGAGTCAGTAAACTTTGAAACTAACACTGATATGCAAAAAGCTAAAGCTGAGTTTTCGCCAGAAGAAATGAAACTTCTTCCAGGTGAAACTTCAGCTGACTTGCGTGAAAGACTTGCAGGTCTAGAGAAAAAACTTTCTCCGGTTATCACAGAACTTAAAGAAGGTACTGGCGGTACAGCTACAGAAGTTACTATCCACCCAGCTATGATTTCAGCTAAGAAGATGGAAAAGAAAATCCATGACCAGCTGGAAGAATCTAATGCAAACAAACAGTTACGTGTAGCAGCATTTGAATGCGCTTTGTTTGGTACAGGGGTTATGAAAGGCCCATTTGCTGTAGACAAAGAGTATCCTAATTGGTCCGATGAGGGTGAGTATGAGCCAATTTATAAAACAGTTCCGCAAACATCTTCAGTTTCTATCTGGAATTTCTATCCTGATCCAGATGCAGCTAATATGGACGAAGCTGAGTACGTGGTTGAACGTCACAAGATGTCTCGCACACAGCTACGCAATCTTAAGAACCGTCCTTTCTTCCGTAAAAACTCGATTGACACAGCTGTTAGCATGGGTGAGTCCTATGTTAAAGAGTGGTGGGAGCAAGTTATGGAGGATGATTCCCAAGAATCCAGTGCAGAGCGTTTTGAAGTTCTGGAATTCTGGGGTAACGTGGATACAGAAGTACTTGAAGGGCACGATGTAGACGTACCAGATGAACTTAAAGATATGGACCAAGTGTCTGTAAATATCTGGGTTTGTAATGGACAAGTGTTACGTCTTGTAATGAATCCATTTACACCTTCTATTATTCCATACTATTCAGTGCCTTACGAAGTAAACCCATACTCTATGTTTGGCGTAGGCCTTGCAGAAAACATGGATGACACTCAGACATTAATGAATGGCTTTATGCGTATGGCTGTTGACAATGCTGCACTGTCTGGTAATATGTTGATTGAGGTGGACGAAACTAACCTAGTGCCGGGGCAAGACTTAAGTGTCTATCCGGGCAAGGTCTTTCGTCGTCAAGGGGGTGCTCCTGGTCAAGCTATCTTTGGTACCAAGTTCCCTAACGTGTCTAATGAGAACATGCAGATGTTTGACAAGGCTCGTGTACTTGCAGATGAATCTACTGGCTTTCCTTCGTTTGCTCACGGGCAGACAGGGGTATCTGGTGTAGGTAGAACAGCCTCTGGTATCTCTATGCTTATGTCTGCAGCTAATGGTAGTATCAGAAACGTAATTAAGAACGTCGATGACTACCTTCTAGGCCCACTGGCAAAAGCATTCTTTCACTTTAATATGCAGTTTGACTACGACCCAGAGATTAAGGGTGACCTTGATGTTAAGGCTCGTGGTACAGAAAGCTTGATGGCTAATGAAGTACGTAGCCAAAGACTCATGCAGTTCCTGCAAGTAGTACAGAATCCAGTACTAGCACCATTTGCTAAGATGGATTATATTATTCGTGAGATTGCTAAGTCTATGGATCTTGATCCAGACAAGCTGGTAAACTCTATGGGTGACGCAGCTGTACAGGCAGAGATCCTTAAGAAGTTCCAAGAAGCTAACCCACCACCAGCACCACCACCAGGACAAGCACCTCAGGGAGCAGGAGGGCCACCAGGAGTGCAGGATACCGCTGGAGGCGGGGGTGGTAACATCGGTATTGGTACAGCCCCTCAGCCAGGAGAACAGGGCTTCTCAGGTAACACAGGACAAGGCCCAGTACAGTAATGCATAATCTAAAGCCTCTAGTAAATGATAAGCCTCTGTGGGAATCTTTTCTTGCAGAGCTTAACTCAAGACTAGCTGAAGTTCATCGTCAGATGGAACAAGCAGGTTCTGTAGAAGATTTATATAGGTTACAAGGTCAAGCAGCTTGCCTTAATAAGTTCAAGTATCTTAGGGACAAAGTAAATGGTTGAAAAATCTCCCCGCCCAAAGGCAAGGCCACAAACTCCTAAAGAGTCCAAACCGTCAGCCCCTGAAAAATCCCT